AACATCATACTAGCAAATACGAGAGCTTAGATCAAACCGCTTTGACTGCTCGCAAAGCGTTGAAAGTTTATACGGAATAAAGTTTTCGCGGTTGGTCGCGCTAGTACAATGCTATTGTGTTATCACAGTTCATACATACGTTGCATTGCTTATGTGTGTCACGATTTGTCCAGGCATTGCTATGTTCGCTTATGTGTGCGGTGAAATGATGCGTTCAGCTCGCGATGTAACAAACCACTGCGGCACAGGGACAAAAGCAAAAAACAAACTGTGTTAACATTTCACTTCGCACGGTTGATATATGTACTACATGAATTGGATATGTCATCGTGGTTGTACAACTGCCAAGTCCCCCCCAAAACCCAAAGTTGCAACGGGGGCGAACCTGTGGCCGCACAGGTGAGGTTGGACATCCCCCTATTGTCAAACAGTACGGTACAAGTCGCGCAGATAGTCACATAGAATGTAATAGATGTTATATGTATAAGCTATTGTGTGTAGATGTTGTGTTATATATTAGCGCGATTTATGCTGTCGGGAGGGGGCGTCTCTCCGAGCCGCGCATGTATGATTGGTTGTATATATAACCACACCCAACCCCGCCACCCCGCCTAGGGTATATAGAAAGAAAGAGGTTGTCAATATGCTATATATATGCATACTACAATAGGATGCTACTATAAGGAGTGCTCACATGCCTACTGGTGGATGGAGTGGTTTGTGGAATCGTCTTGAAGGTAAACAACACGATCTTCTTATTCCTAGAGGCCATGTTACCGCTCGACGTGTTAGTAAGATCGTTAAGAATGGTATTGGTAACACTCTTGCTGCTGAACGTGTGTTTCCTAATCTTAATGAAGACGTGAAACAAGTTACACCGACGCAGCAACCCGGTCAGCCTGTTGTTAATGGTGGACTCATTCCAATTGCTGTTAACCCTCTTACACCTGTTCCTGCGGCTACGTTCGTTGCAATGGTAGAGAAAGCTAACAAGCCAACTACCTATCCGCCCGACCTGAGTGGTAATGGTGGTGGTGGTAAGATGGGCCTTCGCTTCTAATTGTACTTATACTTAACTCTCCCGACCATCTAAGCGACGATCTCTCATCTAGCTTTTTGTGCGTTCCCCCGACGTGCATAATAGCCGCAACTGGATGAATGGGTCGTCGCTCTTTCTTTATACGTATAAGGGGTTGAGATGCCCACTCGCCAAGAGATTATTGAATACATTACAAATGCTGCTGAACGAAGGGGGATTGATCCTAATGTTGCTCTCCGTGTAATCAAAGGTGAGAGTAGCTTTAATCCCGCAGCGAAATTAGTTACACCTAGAGAGGCGAGTTACGGCCTCACTCAATTGAATATTAAGAATGGATTAGGTGTTGATGCTCTACGTAAGGGTATTGACCCTCGTGATCCTTCTCAATGGCAACAGCATGTAGACTTCTCACTCGATCAAGTGAAGAAGGGTGGATGGACGCCTTGGTCTGCTGCCGCGAAGGCTGGTGTGTCGAGATGGGGTGGTGTACAGCGCGACTTTAATCCTGAGAATATCCGCCCTCCTAAATCTATTGATATAGGCGATAAACCTACGCTTGCATCTCTTAATCCTCCCACTAAACCCACTGCTAAACCCCGATCCGATATGAGTGGCGGGATGCAGGCAGTATTAAGTCAACTAGCTCCAACTGAGGCTGGAAACATGGCACGTCCTTCTATTCCAGACGCTATTAGAGAAGCGATGGATGAAACGATGAGTGGTCGCGGTAAGGTACGTACTGCGGGATTTGTACCTCCTGGCTTAACTAAAGGTGCTGCTGAAACAAGAGGTGCTGCTAATAGACAGGTAGCTCCTCGTGGTACGATGAAAGATGTCGAAGGTGAAGCTAAACGCGCACAGGAATTGAAGAACGTTCCTAATGCTGGTGAACAGATTGCTGGTGGTGGTAGAGGTACATCTCCTGCTGAACAGAAAGCATTAGCTGCATGGTCAGAGGCGAACGACTTGTATCTTAGTGGTAAAGGTCCAGACCCCGGTCCTCCTCCTCCCGTTGAAGGATTAACAGTACCTCCGCGTGTTCGTAGTGCAACTGATCCCGCCGGTGCTGTTGATCCACGTACTGGTACAGCATTGCAACGAACTGATCCCAACTTAGCAGCACAGAACGATCCTGCGGGTCAGTCGGTTATAGCTGCGAAGATTAGAGGATATGCAAAGCCGGGTGTAGGTGCTGCTGAACCTGAAGGTCCGTCTAACGCTGCAAAAGCTGCGGGTGCAGGACTCGCGGTTACTGCTGGTGGTGCAGCGGGTATTGCAACACGACCTGATGAAGACCCTGCATTGAAAGCAGTTGAAGAGAAGATGCAAGCTGCTCCACCGAATATCGATCCGGGTACAGCGAAAGCATTAGCAGAACAAGAACGAACTGCCGGTATGCCTCCGGGTACATTGAGTGGAGGGAATGCTGGATGGAAGACATCTGCACTTAAAGATATAATGCCTGTGATGCAGGAAGTTGTTAAAGACCCACAAGCTCGTGAGGCTGTGAAGGTGTTGGCGACAAAAGCTGTACAGGTGAAGGCACAACGCGATGCGATGCAAGCGGATGTTGCTAAAGATCCCACATATTATCAACGAACACAGGCAATGCGTCAACAACAGCAGATGCCTAATGATCCTAATAATCCATTAGCTGAACGACAGATGATGGATGCTGTTAATAGGGATCAACGCGGTGCTATGACGCGCAGACCGATGCCACCACAATCACAACAAATCGCCGGTACACAAGACCCCGCAGTAGCTGCTGTTCAACAACAGATACAACAGGCACCTCCATCTGCGCGACCTCCCGTAGTTGCTCAAGGAGATCAACGACCACCGTGGGCGCTTAACAATCCTTATCCTCCGGGTGTCGCTCCTACTCCGGGTGCGTATGATCCTTCTGGTGGTGTACAAGGGATGCCGAATGCGGGACAAGTGCCGATGGACCCTGCAATGATGCAATTGATGCAGTTCTTTGGTGGTGGGGGTGCGCCTAGTGAGTGATATACTTACACTAGCTGATGGTACGAAGATCGATAAGGCTACAGGGGGAGTGATCGGTGCTGAGAAACCGACACCTGAATTGCTAGACGAGAATGATGAGTCGGTTGACGAGGAAGAGATAAGTGCGATTAAGAAGCGTATACCTATTAATCGTTTCCTCGCTGATCTTCCTGGGGATATTAATAGTACACGGGCGATTGCTGTAATTGCTGGCCTGACTTTATTCGGGTTGAACGATCGGGAGATATCCATAGTCTGTGGTACGGAGATGGATAAGATTACGGCGATTAAAGATAGTGAGAGATTTGGTGACTTCTCGAGTGGGATTATTGATAACGTCTTACGTGCTCAGAGTGATAATGTGAGGGCGATGTTTATCACTAATGCTAAGACGGCCGCGGAGCATATTATAAGTGGACTGAATAGTAAGGAGATGGGTGTTCGTTATATGGCATCTAAAGAGGTACTAGATCGTGGTGGCTTCCGTCCTGTCGATGTGGTAGAGCATCGTGTTAAACATGAGAATGAGTTGAAGATCGTACATATCAGAGGCGATGCTGAGAAACATGTGACCATAGATACAGATTACGAAGAGGCACTCTGATGGACGAGGATCAGAACAGTATCTTATTTCAAGCGATGCAGAATGAGATGAACCCACAAGCTATGCAAGCATCGATGAGAATGACTGATCCTAATAATCCGTACCCTATTGGCGCGGAGATGAGGATGAAAAGTCCGGGTGGTCCGCTCAGTAATCCTCTAAGAATGCAACGACCACCTACTGATTTTGCAGGAAGACCGAGTGGGGCAAATGAGAATATGAGAGGCCCGGTTGTAGATAGGATGCAACAATTCCAACGACAACAACAAGAGAATATGCGCAATCAGATTATGAATGAAGTAGCACAAGAGGCACAGACAGCTAATCCTGCTAATAAAGGAATGATGCAGCGGATATTGGACTTCTATAGGGGTATAGACTGATGCCCGGAGAATATGACGAGATCATTGCGGCTATAATGAACAATCAGGGATTGATGCAAGATCGCCCTGAAGACATTAGTGGTCCGCCTATTCCACATCCTGAGAACTTGTTTAACAATATACCGACACAACCGCCACGTCCGCGGTCATTGATACATCGTGTACATCCTAATGAACCAAAGGATGATACGGCGACAGAGCTTCAGAAGTATATGAACGATCAGAAGACATATGATGAGAGGAATGCTGCGGGTATCGATACGATGAAGCCACAGCATCGCAATGATGGGGGACGGAATTTCATGGATGAACTCGATGCAGCTCCTCCACCTGACGCTCCAAGTGGTAATGTTGTGCGAGATCAGTTCAACAACCTCCCTCCTCCTGATCCAAGTAACACAAGATACCCAATGACGGTCATGCCTCCACAAGAGATGATGCAATTGATGCAGTTTTATCAGAATAACGGCGGAGATATCTAATGGTTGCGCCTACTGTACGTGCATCTACTACAAAGAGGGCACGGAAGGATGAAGTTTTCAATAAGATGACCACTGTTCGTGGATTTGGACCTGAACAGGGGGCTAATCTTAAACGTGCGATGGCAGAAGTCATCTCCGCTGGTAAAGAGGGCAGAGATGCGATGAGTCAGATCAGCGAACGCCTCAACGCACAGCAGAAAAACCTTAAACCTAGCCACAAGAAGTGATAGGAGTGAAAGATGGCGACTAATCCTCAAGCTAATGGTGTTGCTCAGGACTTGACTAATCGTTTGGTACGTAAACCTGCTAATATTGCTAGTGGTGCAACTATTAGTCAGCCTATTTTGATGCACGGTTCTCCTCTTGTTGGTGTTGACTGTAGTGCATTGTCCAGTGTGGCATTTACTCTCCTTAATAGTATCGATGGTGGTCTGTCGTATCGTGCAGTAGAAGACGCAGTGAGCGGTAATCCTATTAGTATGATCGTTGAAGCTAATCGGTATCACCATGTCAGCCCTCCCATTCGCGGATTGGATATGGTTAAGGTGGTATGTGGTACTGCGGTGGCTGCTGCTCGTACTGTGATCTTGGTGAGTGATAATACGAGGCGCTAGTGTTCAAGCAACACGTCAATACACCGAGATACGCGAAAGACGCTGCTACGAAGCAGTACGTTGACACGGCTTTTGCAAACGTACAGCCGGGTGCGTCGTCGTCTGTCTTTGATTATCGATGTGATGCTACAAATACTAGTCCAAATGATCCGGGGGCAGGGAAATATAAGTATAGCGCGACTCCGCAGAATGCTGCTGAGACGTTGTATATGGATTGGCTCACACAAGATGGCTTCGATGTAGTTGCGTTATTCACACCGATGAAGTTTGGTGACGAGTTCATTATACAAGATAAGGATATGTCGCTCAACTATCAGAGATGGAAGCTACTCGGTCCTGCACAGATAATGCCTGATTGGTTTCAGATACCAGTGCAGTTTATAGAGGGAGACGCAGTATTTAGTAATAATCAATTAGTGTCTTTCGTTGTTACTTATACAGGACAAGAGGGTGAACCGGGACCAGCAGGACCACAGGGACCACCCGGAGAACAAGGCCCAATAGGTCCGATAGGTCCAACTGGTGCTAAAGGTGATAAAGGTGACACGGGTAATACTGGTAGTGCTGGATCGACAGGTCCACAAGGTAATCCGGGTGTAGGTGTACCAACTGGCGGTACAGTTAATCAGGTATTAGCGAAGATAGATGCTACTAATTACAATACGCAATGGGTTAATCAATCTGGTGGTGGTGTTTCGCAGAGCTATGTAGATACTGCTGATGCGTTGCGAGTGTTGAAAGCCGGTGATACGATGACCGGCAATCTAACAATTAATAAAGCATCTCCTTCGATTTTGTTAAATAAGACGAGTGACCCTGGTGGTGCTATATATGGATTGAGGAATGGTCTTAATCGTTGGATTATAACTATAGGTGCTAGTGATCCTGAGACTGGTAGTAATAATGGATCAGGATTTTATATAACTCGATGTGCTGATGATGGAAGCATCATCAGTGATCTCATGGCTATCAATCGTGCTGATGGTTCGATGAGATATACTGGTAATATTTCTATAGCTAAAGATACACCAGAGTTTATCCTTAATAGAGCCGCGGGTACTGGTGGAAGTATTCTACGTGGTAGAAAAAGTGGTCTTGAACGATGGGCAATAACATTAGGAGATGGTGACGCGGAGTCTACTGGTAATGCAGGATCATCTTTCCGTATTTATAATTACAATGACGCTGGTACTAATCTCGGTATTCCATTAGAAATCACTCGTGCTAATGGAACCATGACGGTAGCTGGATTACTTAATCATAAGTACATTTCTCCCGGTGCAGGTGGATGGTACGATACACCTACAACTTCACAGAAGTTCTTTGTTGGTACAGAGCCGGGGACGGAGAACTTTAGAATTTATAGTGTTGGCCCCGGTAATATACTTTTGATAGATGGCCCATCAGGAGTTTCTACGTTTAATGTTCGGACGAAATACAACATAGGTGGTGGGGAGTTTCTACGTCATCGATCGACTGCTTATGGAGTTATTCAATATACTGATCCTAATTACTTTTATTTCTTGCTGACAAATGTTAATGATCCTGATGGTGGATTTAACAATCTACGTCCCTTTACCATCAATCTAAGTAATGGTTATGTTGGAATGTCTCATGGGTTGACTTGTTATGGTCCAGCTACTTTTGCCGGTACTCGTTTGTACTGTAGTGGTGGTGCGTTTACTTTGAGTGGGTGGAGTGGTGATCCAGCTCAAGCTCTAATATTCTTTGGTTAAGGAGAGACTAAATATCTCCATGTTGGCTCTGATTTTAATTTCGTTAATGGAACCTTATACAGCAATAATTTTCGTGTGCTGACTACGAATGATGGTGCGTTTGGTAACTACATGCCGATTTGGGGAGGTACGTTTACAGGGACAGTGAATACAGTACCCGGAACTGGATGGATAAGTGATCCTAATGGTGCTCAAGGTCCATTTCAAGTACAAGGACAAAATGGACAAGGCGCCAAGATGTGCTTCCACCATAATGGATCATTTGCGTGTTATTTTGGATTAGATCAGAATAATCAATTAGCTATCGGTGGTTGGAGTATGGGCAACGGTTCATGGAGAATTGTTCATGAACAGATGTCTAATCCTTCTCTTCAGGGCACGGTGACATCTTCTGGTCCGATGGATGCTGTTGGTCAATATTACGGTCGATTGGGAATAGGTGGTGCAAGAAGTAACACATTCAGTATCTATTGGGATGGTCGTGCATGGTGTATGATTGATAATAGTAATATGGGTCAGTTCTCTGGTGTATCAGATTACAGGGCGAAAAAAGACGTAGAGAATATGAAGAGTATGTGGGATGAGATTAAGAAGGTAAGGCCAATCAGTTTCAAGTTCAATGATTGGATGCCTGAATGGGAGGAGAAGACACAAATCGAACGTGCAGAGGCAGAAGGTCGAGAGGTAAGACCATTCATTGTCGGTAGTAATATGACTGAGTGGGGATTTATCGCTCACGAATTACAGGAGGCATTGATACCGACAGTAGCTTCAGGCTATAAGGATATTCAGAAGGCAGTCCAAGTACCCAACCCTCTCCCGTTGATAGCGATGACGGTAAAGGCGTTACAAGAAGCAATCACTCGAATTGAACTCATCGAAGGGAAACTACTACAATGAATGAAGAACAGCAGGCTATCAGTCAGAAGGTTGATAATCACGTTAAGATGTTGATCGGTGATCTACACCTACAGCTTATCGTTTTGAAGGCTCAACTGGATATCAAGAACGAACAACCCATTCCAGTACAGGCGACGAATGGTAAGGACCATGAGAAGCGACCAACACTATAGGAGGAAGCGATGCCGATCGGTCTTATCTTTTGGGTCTTGATGCTGATCGTACTGGTATTCGGTATCATGCTTCGATCTCCAGCTTTCTCCGCGTACAGTTGGGGATGGGATTGGCTCTTATACATCCTGTTATTCCTTCTCGGTTGGAAGGTGTTCGGATTTATGGTTCACGCTTGATGACCGCGACTAGGAATTGGATAAGAGATAATTCAACTCTTGTCTATTTCCTAATTGCGCAGTTCATCGCCATTGGTGCGGGGGCTGCGTCTATATTAGCATATGCTGTTAAATTAGAGACTCGTGTCTACATAATGGAGCATAGAGGAGCGGAGTATACAGTTGCGAGAATGGAGGAGATGAAGTTAAAGATTGCTATACTCGAACAGGGAATTAGACAGAATGAAGAGCAGATTAAACGTATTGTAGACGCCTTGACGAGAGAAATAGGTAGAAAGCCGTGACCAATTATGTAGTGAAAGAGAATGGCCTCAACGACAGGTTCTTCAAGTCGCGTGCTAAGATACGAGTTCTTGGTGGCGGCTTTGCTAACGGGAAGACTGCTAGTGCCTGTATTGAAGCACTCACCTTTGCCCGTGATTATCCGGGTTCAAATGGCCTTATGGCTCGTGCAACTTATCCTAAACTTAATGATACTCTGCGTAAGGAGTTTATTAAGTGGTGTCCGAAGCAATGGATTAAGAACTTCCCGCTAGGTCAGAACTCCTCTAACATGTGTACCCTTAAAAACGGTACAACGATTAACTTCAGGTATATGCAACAGCAGTCGAGAGGGGATGAAGCTGCTACGTCTAACCTACTCAGCGCGACTTATGATTGGATTGTAGTGGATCAGATTGAAGACCCAGAGATCGTACACAAAGACTTCCTCGATCTGATGGGCCGTCTACGTGGATCAACACCGTATATTGGTGAAGACCCTACGATGCCGCATACTGGTCCGAGAATGATGATACTCACCTGCAACCCGACACGTAATTGGGTGTATAAGAAGCTCGTCCATCCTTAT